TCTCTGAAAATGACTATCCTCTTGTTTGCAGTAATGACAGTCGTTTGTAACTATTATGGGAAGATTGTACTTATCTTTCATCTTCAATATAAAAATGTCGTAAGGTTTTTGTTTCTTGAAATCAAGCAGCATGATTTCAAGATAAAATTGTCCTTGAAACATATTCATATATCGAACTAGAACTTCTTCTGCTGCTTCTTCTCCTTTTTTATCAAATGTTCTTCCTATCTCGCTTGCATAACAGCAAGATGTAAAAATTAGTCCTTCTTTATGTTTTTGCAAAAGATCATAATTTACACGAGGACGAGAATAAAATCCATTAAGAAATCCCCAAGAACTTAATCTAACTAAGTTTTGATATCCAACTTCAGTTGTTGCAATAGCTAATAGATGATTGCCTTTAATTTTAAATTCATCCAGTTCTTCAGGAGAGAGTTGCTGCATGAATTTAGTACGAGAATCTTCATTAGGTGTAGGCTCAGAATGCAATCTATTTACATAAAGTTCGCAGGCGTATATGGGCGTTAATTTATCTTTGCCATATTGATCACATATTGATTCGCAGGCTTTGATTTGCCTTGGTATAGCCCCCATCATTCCATGATCGGATATGCATAGAAATTGGCCGTGATGATGCCAATGTTCGGCATATTCTTCACATGTGCCAAACCCGTCGAGGAGACTATATTCTTGCGCCCCCGGCATTAAATTATGCCGGGGGCAGTATGTCAGTGTGAAGATGTAGGTGTTCAAAACCTACTATCTTCACACTTGACCCTTGGCTAGACATGATGTTACCTTTAAACCTTTTGACCGAAGCCAGTCTTCAAAAGCCCCGGCATCATACTTGCCACTTTTAACACGATTTTCTTTTTGTGTCAAGGGCTGTAAATTTTCCAAACAGTTTATTAGTCTCATGTCTTTAATTCCATAATCTAAGAAAGCTTTGATTGGGAATATATGGTCAATATCCCATTTTTGATTTTTTAAAATGCTCCAAGAGGGGAAACATTCTAAATGATATTTAAGGTCTTCTGCTCTGTACCCTAAAATTTCTTCTGTGCTTTTTTGTTTTTCAATCCCACAGGATTTCATCACAGTGCTAAGCATAGTTCGACAACGCTTAGTAAACAAATTAATATAATCTTTTTTTTCTCTATCCTCAATCCAACGAGAATTATTTTTGCCAGAATTCTTTTTAATACCGCATCTTTTACAACGATTGCCCCTTTTGAAACTATCGAATACAATTAAAGACTCTGAACCACAGTTACAAACATATCTTAATTTTGTACGTGCATTTTTATATTCTTTTTCCAATAGTTGACAACCTTGTTCTTCAAAAAAGTCAAACACTTGCTGATACGTAAAGGCAAAATTTTTATTTCTACAATTTAAGCATCCTTCTGATAATCTGATGCTTTTAAGCTTTGCCTGTCTTTCTAATCCACACTTACATATAACTTTTACTATGTGTTGTTTTTTTATAAAATTTGATGAAATAAAAGTAAATCCCAAAGACTCAACTTCCTTTTTAATTTCAAATTTTGTAAGTCTATTTAAACCATTTCTGCCGCAGCCACATCTTTTCCCTGATCTAAAATTATTGAAATTTATAAAAGATACGTTTCCACAAGAACAACGATATTTCATTTTGACATGAGCATTAAAATATTCATTCTCTAAAAGTTCACAACCATTATCTTTAAAATATTTAATTACTTCGTTAATAGTTTTTTTCATACTCTTATATAGTAGAATATGTATCAAATTACAAAATTTTATATATTGTCAATCCTTAAAATTTATAATTTACCCGACTACCAATCAATATCAACTATCGGAGTCGGCAGGAGAAAATAAAGTTACAATAAATGCTAGAGATAAAACAAAAATTATCATATAAATGATGCTTGTCATCAAAATATCTCCAAATCTACGCCGAATTCTTTTTTGTATTCGCCTCTTGTATAAGTTTCTACGGCAAGATCTTCACAGTAATAAATTTCTTCTTCTTCATTTTCATTTTTTGTAACAAGCATTACTGGCTTTTGTGTTATAAACTTTAATGAATGTAAAGTTTCTTTAAGATATGATTGATACAAAGGTCTTCCTTCCCAATTATGCTCAAGCAGCATTATGCCTCTATTAAGATGATTATAATCAGTCATTCTAATATCTGGCAAACCTCTATTCAAATATCTTTGAATTAATTTTTTCTTTATAACTTTATGATCTCTTGAATTTATAACATAATCGCCGTTGGGTTGTTTTGCCCAATCAAAAAATTCATACTTATCACAGAATTCTTTTGTGAAGTATTCATTTATCAAATTTATATCATCATATAGTTTTACTACCTCAAAAACTTTTTCTTTGCCAAGACCTAAATTGAGATCCCAGTTTTCTTTTTTCCTATAGTCTTGACACTCTTCGTATTCGGTTCCGAATCTTCCTTTATTATATTTTTCTTCCAGATCCATTAATAGCATGAATCCCAATTTATATGGATTCATGCTATGTTTGCCTCCTAGCACTCCCATTTTATGAATAGAATATTCTACGATACCTTCATCATGACTTCCTTGTCCTAATGCACACAATCCTTCTTTAGCAATTATGTGATAATCTACCCAGCTTGCAAAGCCTTCATTTGCTGTTTTAGTCATTCCTTGTGGAGCAAAATATAAAGCTTCCTCATATAACATGCTCATTATGTCGGCTTGCCAAGGTTTTAAATTACAATTATCTTTTATCCATCCATAAATGTCTCTCTCAGGACTTTTTTGTATTCCAAGCTCTTCTATTCTTTCTTCTTTGCTTATTCTTTGCTTTTCTTTTTCTATGTAATCCTTACTGTTTACCCATGAATCCATGTACATTCTATCTTTATTGATTTTAATTCTCTTAGGATACCTGTAATTTCTAGCGTCTTTTATGATTGGCTCTTTTACTTGCCTTGTTTCCCACGCTTTAGTTGGGTCTATAAGAGTTTCAATTCTTAATAGATGATCAATAAATTCTCCAACTTTTTCTTTGCCCCACCTTGACATATATCTTCTGATTCTACTGCCGTGATTAGCTAATTCATTCATCATATTTTGACTTGTATGTCTGAAAAATATATTATTTTTGAAAAAATGATTATGTCCAGTAGCATGAGCAACTACTGTAACATTGTCTAATAATGTATTACTATTCAAGCAGTAGATATAAGTAGGATTTGTATTTATAACAAGTTCATAAATGCGATGTTGTCCATACATATACCCACGTTGTAATTCTTCATATTCCATGCCCCATCGCCAATGTGGATATCTATTTGGAAAACCTCCATATGCTGCTATTTCAGACATTTCGTCATATGTAAGCATTTCAACAACTGTAGGATAAAAATCTAGACCAAAATCTCTACATGATTGTAAAATTTTTGGAATTAAAACTGCAAGTTCCTTTGGCATGTGAGTGCCGGGGGTAGTCGCACTACCTTGAAGTATGGACGAACCATACATAAATTTCTCTGTCATTTTAGCCTCAACTAATTTTTGTTTTGCCTAACAAATCTTTAACGGCCTTCAGAACAGCTTCATTCCTTGTTAAACCATTCAGATTGTTATCTGTTGGTTCTATTTCTGCAGTTTTAATATGCTCATCTAGCACAGCATCCTGTCTTGCTCTTTTAACTGATTCCAAAACGCTCCCTCTGTAGTCATAGGCAAAAATCTGTGTTATTCCAACAAAGTTTATTAAGTGTTGTGGGAATTCATTCTTGAGTGTTTTTACAAACACTTCATTATCATTCGTTTGATTTTCCCCATCTGTAAAGTAAAAGACATAAATGTTCCACTTATTTGGAGGGAATCTATTTTCAAATTGTTTGGCAATTAGCTTCAAAGCAGATGAACATGTGGTGCCACCACCAAATCTATATTTGTAAAATTTTTGTTCATCTACTTCTTGTGCAACGCTATCGTGCCATACAAACATTCTTTCAACACGCTTATAAAATCTTTTTATCCAGACATCTATCCACCAAGCCATGTCAGATACTATTTCGCATTTAGCTGTGTCCATGCTGGCGGATCCATCTCTTGCATATATTATGCAAGCATTTGTAGAAGGGTATTTTATTTCTTTGTATTGTCTGTATCTCTTATCGCTATTTATAGGAGTAATAAGTTTTACAGGATCAGTATAGCCCGGAATGTGATGAAGTTGATTTATTTCTCCAGTGCTACACATTCTTTTGAGTGCTGTTAACATAGTTCTTCTAGTGTGGCGCAAACTTTCTGGTCCTACTAGAGAAATATTATTATACTTTATTTTAATATCTTCAAAAACATTATCTTGTTTTGGTTTTAGATCAGGCAGTTCTAACTCCTCTTGGAGAAATTTTAAAACTTCCTCCAAATCTAAATTAATCATTATGCCTTCTGCTTCATCCTGACCAGCTTGATTGCCTTTTCCTTGTCCCTTGTTCTTGTCTCTTCCAATAACATCTCCTGGCTTTCCATTTCCTCTACCAACCCCAGAGTTATTTTCTCCATAGACAATGTGAGGAATATCAATTTTTGGAATATTAATAGAAACTTTGCCATTTTTTCCTCGACTTCTAAAAATCGAGCCGCTCTTTATAAATTTTTTAAGAGCTTTGCGTATCCTTCCAGATACTACATCCCTAAATTCTTTGTGATCTTCTCCAATTTTTCTAGGCATGATAAGCCCTCAATCTTTAAGTTTTGTCAAAACTAAAAACTTTATTGATCCAATAAATGATATTTAACTTTTTTATATATGTCTCACAATAAGTTAATAGTTTTGACAAATATGTACACCAAAATATCAATCTGGAATTTCCAAATTAATTTGGAAACCCTTAGAGGTTTTTACAGGTGTGCCAATAATGTATTTCATAAAATCATTTTTCAGAGAGTCTGGTAGATTTTTAAGAAAATCTCCGATGGTTGAATCAGCCGCCCACGCTTCCATGAGTGCTTCATCAATAGCATCCAAGGAATCCACGAGTTTGGCGTGATCCAGCCATTTGTTTCTAACACCTGTTGTCATATTAAACCTCAATCTGAATTTGCAAGATCACCTCTTGCAAAAATACTTCCAACATAATCAAGAACATCTCTTGCAGATTGTTGATTGTATCCGTAAGATTTCAATCTTTCTACAATTGCGTCAATCTTTTCTTGAATTTTAGGATCCACAACAGAGCTTCCAGAAATATGCAAAGCTGATAGCTTGATATGATCCTTAGTATCTTCGAAAAGCTTGGCTTCGAAAGCCTTTTTAAGTAATGGGGAAGAATCCCAACGGAATTCTTTCTTTTTGTGGGATAGTTCACCAATAAAAGCTGCTATCATTCTTCTGAAATCATCGACTCCAGATTCTGGAACATCGATTTTAGTTTCGATGTTTCTCATGAATCTCTCATCTGGTGGCTCCTCACGACCAGTATATGGATTCTTTACTTTGCTCTTGTTAATATAAGCCATTAAGTTATCTATATAATTTGCACAAAGACGAACTACAGCTTCCTCATCTCCAATCAAAGCTTTTTGAACCTCTGCTTTAAGAATTTCATCGAGCTTATTTTTGGCAAAAGTAATACAATCAGTATACTGCTTAATTTGATCTCTATTTGTGATCAAACTATTATTTTCTAATCCATCCATCAAGGCATTTAAAACCATAAATGGATTAATGTAGTCGTGTCTATCAGACAAGCAGTTGGCAATTTTATCTTGGACATATCTTGCAGATACTCCGCCTGCCATGCCTTCATCGGGATACTTATCATGTAATTCTTTTACACTATCTTCTGTCCACCCCGGCAACATCTTATCATTGTAAAGTTCAGCTTTTTCGACCAAACTTAACTTGCCATCTTTGTCCTCTTGCAATCTTGTCAAAATTGCCCACAAACTTGCAATTTCTAGAGTGTGTGGAGCAACATGCTGTCTTACCTTATCTGGTCCGTAATCTTGCTCAAGAACCTTGAGTTCATCACGCCACTTCAATAGATATGGCACGTCAATTTTGACAGTTCTATCTCGTAAAGCTTCCATGAATGGATTGTTTTTAAGTTTTTCAAATTCAGGTTGATTAGTATGACCTATGATTGCCATATCAACTTGAATTTGGCTAAATTTCTTAGGCTTAATTGATTTTTCTTG